ATTAATTCCAAATGTTTGTAAGTTGCAATATTCACGCCTACTCCGTTATCCTCAAAACTTGTATTAATATCCTCTACCGCAGTTATAATACGTAAGTTTGCGGTTACATTATACCGTTTGTTTTTTTCTAAATAGTCAGAAGCAAGTGAACGGTTTATTTTCAATAATACCAGAGGGTATCCCACTAAATTATCGTTTGAGCCTTCATCTAAAAAGCCATTACCAAAAATAGAAAATTGCTTTACTAATTTTGAATTAATAAGAATACTATCAAATACTTTATAGATATATTGTAACATTATAAATTTCGTTTTAAAAGGTTATAAATTGATAGTCTTGTTTCGGGGCTTATTGCTGTTGCTATACTACTTAAAAAAGGTCTTGCCGGAATATTTATAAAAGGTTTTTTAGTAAGAGCCATATTTTTATAAAAAACTATTCCGGTTTCATAAAATTTAGCCCACATTGCTTTTTTCATACGTTCCGTTACCTTAATATTTCCGCCGTTGTTTTGTATATACGCATAGGGCAATTCACTATAAATTTGATATGTGTGTGGTGCAATTAGACGCTTTTTAAGCGAGTTTTTTAAACCACCATTACTTTGTGTCGGTAAAATAGTTGCAGCCCACGATGCGTTATTAAAAGAGCGTTTATCAATATTCTTTTTTGCATCTTCTATGTAGTCATCGGCAACGGCTTTTGCAATTAGGTCTGTTAGAATAGGCAGCCTATTTACAAACTTAGCCATGTCGGTCATATCGTAATACTCAGTTTTATTTATCATTTTTTAAAGTTACATTGTATCGTTCCACAATATAGTCAGTATCAAATAAACCTGTTCCAATTAAACCTGCAACTTTTGTATCCAATTCAGCTTTTTCAAGTAAAGTTAAATTTTCGGCATCTTCAAATTGAAAGTAAACATTAGGAAAGTCCGGCATAATATTTTGTAGTTTTGGAATTAAATTATTGTTTACAAAATATGTAAAGTTTTTTAATTCTCTTTTTGTTTTTATGTTAGCCTGAGTTTCGTGAACTTCCGCCCTTGCATTTGAACCGTTTGCACCACCATCGGTTAGTTCGGTTGCCCCTAATACTATTTTATTAATAGCTTTATCAATATGTTGAATAAACTGAAAGTAAACATTAAAGGCATCAGAGTTTTTGTTACTTTCTAAAATTATCTCATCATCTTTACCAATTATACCCCAAGCGGCAGCACCCATGTTTTGTAACATTTCTTTTAATGCTATTCTCGCTGTCGGGTTAGTATTGTTTGTTTTGCCTATTCTAAAAGGCATACCAAAAACCTCTTGAAATTTCGCCCAAAAATTTATTGAATTTCTTTTAAGAATAATATAATAACCTATCCTTTTAAGAATACCCAAGTTTTCTGCTTCACCTATTTCAATTAACCACTTTAACATCTCCGGCTTGTCATAAGAATACTTCTCATTTGTAGAAATGTTTTTTATGTATTCTTTTGTAGTAGGTATAATGTTTTGTCGGGGAATTAAAGAAATATCTACATTTTGCCAGCTAATAGAATTAATTTGCACCAATGAGTAGCCAAAAAACATCGCTTCAATATACAAATTAAACAATTTATCAAACCACTCTAAATTAAAAAACTCTGTGGCTGTGTCGTTTACTGTGCCATTTTCATTAAATAAATTAAATGACATACTTGTTAGTCTATCTTTTTTGCTTTCGGAAGCCGCTATAAATTGGTCGTCATCAATTAATTCATTGTAAACACGAATTAACTCCGTTCTGTAAAGGTAGTTTTTATCCTCAGCCAGCATTACTGCATACCGGAAACGCCTAATATCTTGTTTTATTCTTTCTAATGTTTCAGGTGCAATAACATTGTTTAAATTGTTTAAAGGGCTTACTTGTTTCTCTTTTTTGCCCAAGTTTAATAAGTTATCAAATAGTTTCATGTTTACATTATGTTTGCGTTTACAATATGGTCAGAGCCTAATAAAAATGAGGTTATTGCGCTATCATCTAACTCAGGGTTTAACGGTATTAATTTAATATTCATTTCATCTTTTGAAATACGCTCTAACATTTTTAATGCTTCTTTATACCGTATAATTCTAATTTCAGAAATTTCCCCAACTGAGCTTCGGGTTTTAAGGTCGTAGGCTAAAATATCAATTGCTATTCTTTTAATAACATTGTTTCTTTTATTACCTTTTGCATTAAATTCGTACTCGGTGTTGTATTTTGTACCTATATACGAATTTATAATGTCGAGGGCATTTTCCTCTAACTCATCTAAAATATTGTTGTCGCCTTGCGTATGTTTTACGGTGCTGCCCGTACTAATAAGAGTAGCAACGTCTTGAAGTTCTAAGTATCTCATATTTAATAAGTTTAATAAATTCCTGTTTCATAGATAATAACATCAGAATAATATTTATTTTTGCACCAATTTGCCAAGCATAAACTAATAACGTGGTCGTCATGTTTTCCATGAGGTGCGGAAAATGTTATCTTGCCGGAGGTGCTAATATTCATTTCAAACTCACTGCATTCCTTATAAGTTTCACCGTAAAAGTCCTCACTCGGTATAAACAATTCATTTTTATTAAAAGACATTACCGTTTTCAAAACAATATCATATTTACTTGTATTTGTCATAACAAAAGGCTCTACCGAGCTATATAGTTTTGATAGACTTTCAACAAGAGGGTCACCTACACCATTTACTTCAGCAATTGTAACCGCTTTATAAGCATCTAAATATGTTGAAAACAATTCAATTATTTTAGAATACTCAGTATGCACCATGCTACAAACAAAAACGGTGCGCCCTGTATTATCAATAATTGTAAGAACACTTTTGTCGGACTTTCTCCCCCAGTCAATTCCTGCAAAATATTGTTTATTTACATTGTATTCTTCCCAAACATTAATAATTGAATTTTTAATAATATTTGTGAAAACAGCACCGGAGTCTTTAACAAACCTGCCCAAATACTCTTGCTCAAATAGTATTTTCGGCATACGGTTTTTCTCCTCATCAATATCCGAGCTTTCAATAAAAGGGCTATCATAAGAAGATAGATAGTAAGTTTTTATATTCCCACCTGAATGATACATTGTATAAAACCAATTTTTGCTGCCTTTTGGAGTTGATGTTATTAAAGTACACCGACCAGCCGCTTGAGTTGCAGTTGTAGGTTTTATTGCAGCATAATAAACTTCATCAAGTATATAAGCCGCTTCATCTACCCACAAATAATGTGCTGTTATACTTCGTATATTATCTCTACTTTCACCGGAGCGCAGCATTATAATTGTACCATTCTTAAAAGAAATTTCCATATCAGACTTGTTAATAGAAACCTCTTTAATATCAATAAGATATTGTAAACCTGTTGCATACTGCCGCAAAACCTTTTTTAATTGTTTATAAGTAGGTAGAACAACTAAAATAACTTTGTTTACTTCTGTTAATGCCCAATAAGTAGTAATGTTTATTCCGGTTAAGGTTAAACCTACCTGCCTACCTTTTGTAACAACTACAACTTTCTTACCTATTGTTTTTTTTATACAATAGTTTACAATTTCCCTTTGTTTATCGTATGGCGTAAAAAGTTGTATTTGCATAATTTTAGTCCCCAAATGTTACTTTAATTTTAGTTTCTTTTATTTCGCCTTCTTCTTTTTCAGCCATTGCACCATCGGGCATATACAAACCTAAGCTATTCATTGCTCTTTCCAATGCCCTCCAATTATTCATTCTTACAAGTTGTATAAACTTCGGCACAATTTCATTTCGCATAAAGTTTTTTTCTATTGCTTTTTGCATATCCTTTATAGCGATATTAAACTCAGGGTAATTTTTTATAAAATGATATAGTGTTCTTCTCGGTAGTTGCATTTCGGCTGCGGCAACTTCTATACTTCCATCGCTTTCAACTAACTTCTCCAAAAACTCTTTCATTAATTTTGAGGAGTATGTAAAATTTCTTTTTCCCATTTTATTTATTTTAAAATGTTTCTTCTTCAATTAATTGATAGTTTCCCTTGTCGCTGTAAGCATTAATAGATAATGTGGTTAAATTGCCGTAGTCCCTGTTTTGTGTTACATCCATGCTGTCCACGTAAATATAAGTAATATCAAAAATGTTATTCAAATAAATTGAATTTACTCTTAAAGGAAAAGGAAAACTGAATAATGCCTCTAATTGTTTTAATGTTCGGGTGTCGGTTTGATAAGGGTTCGCTCCGGCTAATAAAATATCAAAACTAATTGTATAGTCATCTTTTGAAGTAAACTCTTTTATTGTACCGTTTTCGCCCTCAACAGCTGTTCTTACAATTCTATTTGCTTGTGATAGCCGGATAGCAACATTATCAACTGTAACCGAATAATAATTCGGGTTTTGTATGTTATCTTTAAATTTAAAGACTTGTTCTAATTTTGTAATTTGCCTTTGAAAGTTCTCATAAATGTAGTCTTTCTTTACTTTTATATCACCTATTTTATTACGTTCCAGCGGCAGTGCTTGTTTTCTGTATGCACCGGAAGTATCACCTGTATTTAAAACATCTGAATAAAAAGTAACGTGGTCTAAAACAGGTGTACCTAACTGCGAAATTCTGAAGTCTGCGGCTTTTACAAGTAAGTCATTAAAGTCCGTATCTAATAAACGGACTCCCTGACCTAAAAACTTTGATGTCCTATTAAAAACATCATTTATTGCATTTGCGGCAGATACGTCTATATCTCTCTTTATTGCCATGTTAATTAAAATTTGAGTGTGCGGTTACATCTGTTAAACTTCTTAAAAGAACTTTCTTTACTGCGTCTTCTAATTGTGCAGTAGAGCCTTGTAAATTTGTTGTGCTTAGTGTTTCAATACCAACAAGTTTATCAATATTAAGGTTTATTTGTTTTACTGTCGCTTGTCGTGATAAATTTGTCATATTGCCCTCTAAATTCCTTGTATTTGTTGTTGCAGCACTTCCGGCTGTAAAACCTGAATTAAAAGAACCTGTCGAGGTTGAAGTATTTGTTTGTGTTCCGTCAGGTGTTACTAAAACCTCATCTACTTTATTACCGAATAGACTTTCAGCTAATTTGCCGAAGCCCATGTTTTGTAAAATTCTATCAGCAGCAATTTTATTTTGTATATCTTCAGTATCATAGCCAATAACAGCCCTTACTTCATTTCTTAATTGCGCATTTTTAACATCTGACATTAATAAAAACTCCCTTAATGTACCTTCAAAACCTGTTGCGGATACCGCTTTTTTTACCGTTGTTAATGCTGCTTGGTTTTCTCTTATACTCTCACGTTGTAGCGTTTCATAGCCTGCCTTCTCAAAAGCATCAGAAAGACTCTCGCCCTGACTTGTAAGCTCTTTTACACGAGTTATTTTGTAAATAACATCATCTAAACCTGTAACCATGTTGCGAAAAAACTTTGACAACACACCATCTCCGCTTTCAATTGATAGAATTAAACCTTCCCAACTACTTTCCAAGTTCATAATATCACCTGCCAAATTGTCTTTCATTACTCTTGACATTTCGGCAGCCGAACCAGCAGCATTGTTGTAGGCTTCTGTTAGTTCATTAACTTTATCTTTGTTTTTTGATAAAATTAACAATGACGTTTGTGCAGTCCTACCAACTTCATCAAAAGCGTCAGCTATATTTATACCCTCTCTTGCAAGTCTATCAAAGGCTTCTGAAGCTGAAATTCCTTCTTTTGTAGCAATAATAGAAACATCTGATATAATTCTTCTTAACGAAGTTCCAGCCATACTTCCTGAAATACCAGCATCGGCTAACGCTGAAACCATTGCAGTAGTCTGTTCCAAACTGAAACCAGCCTCTTGAGCAACAGGCGCAATATACTTTACACTCTCTCTAAATTTTTCTAAGTCAAGTGCTGACTTTACAAAGGATAAACTCATAACGTCAGCAACTCTACCCATTTGGCTCGCATCTAATTGAAAGCCTCGTAAAGTTGCTGCACCAACGGCTGACATATCTTGTAAAGTTGTTCCGGTAGCTTCAGCAGCGGCTATAATACCTGAAATACTCTGTTCCGTTTCTTTTGCTGTGAAACCAAACTTTAATAAATTAATTTCAAGTTCCGCAACATCGGATGCTGTAAATATACTCTGTCTTCCTAATAGCATTGCGGCATCTTTCAACCGTAATGTAGCCTGTTCGTCTGACTGTGTTAATGCCCTAATATTAGATAGTTTTTGTTCAAATGGCATAAAAGTATCCACAATTTTATCCGCTGCAACTACTAAGGCTGTTAAAATACCAGCAGCAACCGCACCAGCAGCACCAAGACCTTTAACCGATGAACTAAGACCTCTGACTGATACGCCTGTAGCATTAACACCTTGTTGATGCCTTCTTTGAGCATTAGTCATTGAGCGCAAAGACGAATTTGTATTTGCCTCAATTGTGCGCATTTGCCGACTCAATTGGTCTCTTAAAACTAATGTATATGCTAATAATGACATAATTATTTATTTTGTTGTTCTATTAACCATTTCGTACAAGCCCAAACTTGCGCAAATTCTTCTTCATCTTTAATTGTGAAAGGGTTTATTTGTGTGAATTTAATTATTAATGCGTTCATTTTCATAAACACATCTTCGCCATCTTTACTATTTATTGTAAATTCTTCTAATTTTTTTTTAAAGTAGAAATACCGAACTCATAAACCCGCATCAAATTTTGATAGTAAGCCATGTATAAATGAGGGTATGC